AAGTTGGAATAGAACTAATTGCAGCAACATCATATATAACTGGCAATCTTCCTTGTTGTAATAAAAATCCTTTAGCAACTTTTTGAAAAGCTTCATCAGGATTTAAACCATCATCTAAATATTCGTTGTATAATCTTCCAGCTTTTGTTCTTAATTTTTTATCAGCTTTTGGATCTTCAGAATTATTCATTGCAATAAATCCGCCTTCATCTAATTTACCTAATGTATCATCTAAAACAGTTTTATAATATTTCATATCTTGAAATACTTGCCTGTCTTTAGCTTTATCTAAAATTGATGATATTTGATTTATATCTTTGATACCTAATCCCATCAAATAGTCAGGAGATAATTTTAATTTTCTTTGAATAGCATCCCACTCCTCAGCACTATCTGCTAAAAATATTTGTTCATTAATTAAATCGTATATATCATCTCTGCCAGCAAAAGATGGATTTGCATAAAATTTTAATAATGTTTCGTATTGAGGTGTGTTTAATTTACCTTCTTTAAAATAATCGTTAATTTGATCTAAGCTTGGAACAAATTCTAAACTGTCAGGATTTTTTAAATTTTGTAATCTAAATAATATTTCTGTAAAGTTTGCAATCTTTGTGTCCTGGTTATTAATAATCTCAGCTTGTTCTGCTTGAATTTCCATATTTACATTAGAAGCTATTTTTAATTTAGCTGTTTCAATAACTTGTTTTGTTTTTTCTGGACCAATTACTTTTTCTATTTCTTTTCTATTTTGCAATGTCCAATCAGGATTATTTTTTGCACCAAATTTTATTTGCAACTCTTCAACATTTTTAAAAGTATCTTGTTCAAATTTTTCCCACTCTTCTATACTATAAGGAATACTTTTTGCTGGATCGCCAAACCATGCAATCATTTCATTTACAGCATTATATGCTTTTTCAACATTTGTACTGGCTGCTTTTAAAGTTAAGGCATCAATGTAATCTTTGTCAGATTGTTTTACAAATTTTGTATGATTAGCAGTTACAGATTTTGTTATAGAAACATATTCTGTTAATTTTGTTTTGTTTAACCACTGATTAAATTGTGTTTGAACTTTTTTTCTTTTGTCTCTAGTAAGCTCATTCCATTTGCCAGGCTTTGTTAATTTTTCAAAAGCATCAATTGCTAATTTAACATCTGTTCCTTTTGATACAGATGAACTAATTCTTTCAATATCAACAGCAGCCTTTTTTACAATTTCTTGAAATTGAGCATTGTTTTCTGCTGTAACTTGTTCTTTATGAATATCTTCAACAACTTTACCTAAAGCTTTATAGCCTGATCCAACTACTTGAGATAGTTGAACAACTGGCAAAGCAAGTGATCCAGTCGGTGCAGCTCCACCAACTTTTATTTGAGCTGTAGATTGAGGTATTTTTATTGTTGCCATATTAACCTGATAAAATACTGCCTGAGCTTTGATAGTTGCCAAACATAGTTCCAACAGCTTTAAAATATTCTGCTCTAGCTGTTAGTTGACCTTTAAAGTTTTCGCCTACACCTTTGCTTTTTAATAATAAAGATTGATTTATTCCATCGTAATAAGCTTGTTGAGAATTAAAATCTTCAATAGCAAGATCAGTCATTTGATTATATTTAGTTTCTAATAAAACTTCATAACCACTATCGCCTAATCTAACTTCAGCACCTGATCTTAATAAATTAACAAATAAATTATCGTATTGATCTTCTTGATTTTTTAATAATCTAACTCTATCAACATTGTTGTAAGCGTTTTTTGCTATTTCTGTTTTTCTTCTAGTTAGTTCAGCTTGCGTATTGTAAAGCTGTTGATTAAATCTTCCAATTCTTTTTGCTGATTGTGCAGTTGCTATGTTACCTATGAAGCTCATATATTTTTGCCATCCTATAATAGTTAGTTCCGTCTAATCCGTAATGAAGCATTAGACCTTCTTTTTTTAATCCTAAAAATTCTGCAAATCTTACTCCAGTTAAAAATTTTTCTTTTACTGAAGTTTGCAGTCTTTTTATTTTGTTGTTTTCACAAAGACTATCTAATCTTTTTTTGACTGAGATCGCTGCTTTAATTTTAAAGTCAAATACTCTTTTACTTGACATAACCCATCCTTCAGCCACTCCAGGCCATAAAGGAATAATGCCACCAGCCAAAATAATATTATTATCAACCAGTAAAGTATAAGACATCCCAGGTATAGCAGTGTCGAGCCTATTGTCTGTAAAACTTGCATCTATTTCCATTAGTTTATCGTTCATACCAAAAGTCACTATTTCGTCTCCATGACTTTTTTCGTATGGAATTATTTTAAAATTAGCCATCAGATGTAACCAGAGTTGGATATATTGCTAATACTGAACAAGGCAAAGGCTGATCTTGTTTAATAAAAATAAATCCATCTGAATTATAATCGTCTCTAAATTCTATCTCCTTATCGCCAGCTAATAATGTATCAACTGGAGAACTTAATTTTGATGATGTTGTTCTGAATGGAATAGTCTCTAATTGACTTAGAGATGGTCCAACTTTAACACCAACTGTTTCAAATAATCTTAAAACAACTTTTGAAATTCTTTTTGTTTTACCTTGAGCAGTTCCTTCAGCAGCTCCACCTTCAATCCTCATAGTTTGTAAAATACTATCATAATTCAATCCAACAACTGCTTTAGTACATGCTCTGTCTAAAGTTATTGCACCTGAGCTAACAGTTTTATCTGCATGTGTAGCACCATCAGCTAAGATCGAAACTGTTTGACCTTCTAAATGAGTTAGTCCAGATAATGTTGAAGTAGATGATCCAGAGTAGGAAAGGTGGCTATCTAAAAATTTAAAATCTGATGCACTTGTTTCATCAAAATCAAAATCAGAAAAACACTCTACATATCTTTTTGTAGCTCCGTTAATTGTTCTTTTAATAATAACCCAAACTTCATCTTCTGTTAAAGTTCCTGAAATTGAAGCAACACTTTCACATACAGCATCTCCTGATCCAAAAACTCCACCGAATATATGTCTATGCCAGGCAATTACATTTTCTGATCTTTGATAAGTTAATCCAGCTAACTGACCATCTTCTCTAACACACCAAATAATACTATCTGGTTCTTGTTGATAAGACATTTCATTAATTCCAGTTTTTGTAACAGCTTCATTTAAGATTGTTAAATCTGGAGCAACATATCCATCACTGTCAAAATTATAAGCAAGCTCTCTAATTTTTCTTTTAGCTTTTTGCAAAAATAAAATTGCATTACCAGCTGGAATAGCATCTACGTTTGCAGATCCAAATGAACTTTGTCTTTTAATAGTAACATTTGTCGGAGTTATACTTGCGTTTGTTCCATCAGCAGAAACTGTAAATTCTCCTCCAGTAGTTCCAACAACTAAAGTTCTGACAGATTTTAAATATCGAATTGCATTAACTTGATTTGATGCAATAGTGTAAACCATAGCATCATCTGCATTAACACCAGATGTCATATTTTCATAATCCCCAGCTTTAGAAAAATATAAAGTTTGAGGTTCAGATGTTGTTCCAGCAAAAACTAATCTTTGTTCAAAAAATGAAACTGATGAAGGATGTCCAGTAGTATCTGAAAAAGCTCCAAGCTTCCAATCTGCTCTTGCATCAGTATTTGTAAAGGCTGTAATAATTTCACAAACAACAACAGTGGTGCTTGTTATGGATGTTATTTTTGCAACTCCAGAATTAAAACTAATAAATCTTCCAACGTCTGTTGTTAAAAATCCTGAGCCGCCATTAATACCAGTAACAGCTGATGCTGTAAAATTAACTCCAGTTGCAACACTAGCTGACGCTGGAGTAATAGTTGTGCTTTCTAAATTTTCTGCAAGGTAAGGTCCATTAGTAAAATTAACTTGAGCCAGTGTCCAGGATGTGTGTCCAGTTCTACTAAGCTTCATTGTTTCATGGTTCGGATGGACCAAGTACATCACATCAGCAGATTGAGCAAATTTAATATCAAATAATTCTGCTGTTAAATATGGAGAAGATATTTCATAAGCTGATCCACCAGATAATATCTGTCCTTTGTCTTTAAAAAATCTTATATAATTATTTCCAAATTCTAAAACATAAGTTTGAGTTGTAGAAAATTCAAAAGGTATTAATCTTGTTTTGGCAGCAGAAGATTTTACTTCACCAATAAATTGAGTTCCAACTCTTCTAGTTGCAGCTCCTTGAGGATGAACTAAAAAATTTTCTAAAGTTTTTGTTCCTGATGAGTATTTTTCAAAATCTGTTCTGCCATCCATCTTTGCAGAAAACTCTCCTGAAACAAAAGAAGTTAAAGCTAATGTTGTTCTTGGCATTATAACCTGGCGTTAGTAAATTCGTTGCTCTCTACTGTTCCTAATGCGTTTTCAGTTGCATCTATAAATCTTGCTTCTCTCAATCTTTCATCGGCTCTTGCCATGTAATTATTGGCCAATGTTGCATTATTAGTTATTGCATAAGCTATGTCTGCTGCAAGTTGATGAGATATACTTTCTTGCAAATATGTATCGTAATTATTTGGATCTGTATCAATTGCAATGTAAACTAAATAAACAGTACCTTCGTTAGTTTTAATTTTTTTTCCTTCAACAGCATAATCAATAGAGCTCTCTATACTATCAGTTGATCCAGTGTGAATTTTTAAAACTCTAAGGCAATCGGCTGGTAATGTATATTGATAAGAATATTCAACAACTGGTGTTGAACTATCTTGAGCTAATTGAACTCTTTTAGTTAAACAATTCCAAGAATGACCTCTAAATACTCTATTTCTTATTGGCTCATATCTTTGATTACAAAGTCTAGCATTTTTACTATCATCAGTTAATGCGCTTATAGTTGAAGCTCCTAATAAGTTTAGAGCTGAATTACAAATATCTACTACTGATGCCATTATGTTTCTTCTCCTAATTGTTTACATTCAAATTTGATTACAATTTTATTTTTTTCTAAATATTCTTTTTCGTACTCTTCTAATTCTTTTAAACTTACAAATGTATTGTGTGCAAGTTTGTAACCTGAAGCCACACAATCATAGTGATTTGCAAATTGATAACCAGATATTGTGCCTGATGGACATTGACCAGTTACTTGAGAGCATAAATATAAGTATAAAATAAATTTCATTAAAATTTCTAAATGCTTGGCGGAGTATTTCATCCGCCAAACAAACTTATTGATTAGTCAATAACGTAGAACATCTGAAGCATGATAGTTCCTGTACCATTAGCACCAGCTAATGTTACTGTAACTGGAACACCATCTTTATCTGCATCCGCTACTGAGTTTTTTCCTAAAGCTATTGTATCAAGAACAGCAACACTTTGAGCAGATGTTGACGCAGCCGCAGCTTTGTATTCATCCACATCAAGAGCTTGATCTGTTCCGTCTGCTTTTTTGTGAGCAGCATAGCCTACAGAAATAGTTGTACTTGATCCTAAAGCGTCATAACTAACAGAACCAGACAGCATTCTTGCACCATTTGGTATTGTAAACATAGTGATAGTTGATTGCTCCGCAGATGCTTCGTATTCAGCAAATGCGGCTCTTACTCTACCGCTAAGTTCGTTAGTCTTAATCTTCTCTGAAGGAACACTAACAGTTTTCGCATATTGTATCGAATTAGCCATAATATATTACCTCCTAATGATTAAGCTTCATGAGCTTCGATTGTTACAACTTTTTCTTCTTCCATTCTTGTAGCACCGATTGACTGGCAAACATAAACCTGATGAGCATAACCTTTGTCGGATCTCTCATCAATTCTAGTCATTAAGTCTTGACCGATAGCCATCTTACATCCATCCATTGCCCAAACTAGGCAAAGTCTTTTAGATGATGCAATATCAAGTCTGTTAGACACGATAAAGTTGAAGCCTAGGAATGAATTAACTTCTCCATTCGCTAACGCTTTTACAGAGTTGAAATCACTAGATGTAACTTCAGTAGTTCCTAACAAATCAGTAATTTGTCTTGGACCAACTGCAATGTATCTAGTAATTGATGGATCAACTGAAGCAGCATCAAGTTTTTCTTTAGCTGTTCTTAATTTTGCAATCGTTAAACCATCAGTACCACTTTCAGTTATCTTTTGAGCAGATGGAAGAACAGTAGATGTACTTCCTGTTTCTCCTGTAAATGCTGTTCCAGATAACGCAGCGATGATTTCATCATCTTGAGCTCTACCTAAAGCATAAGCTGCAGCAGTTGCATAAGATGACGTTGGATCGATTAGAGTTCTAATTTTATCTTGGTTATCGATAAGATCAGCATACTCGTAATCAACAAGACTTACTCTTCTTCTTGCATGTGGTGTATCCATCTGCGGAGTGTCAGCATGTCTAGTAGTTCTCTTAACCGCTTGAGCTGTACCCACTTGGTCAAAAAAACTATTTTTGCCGACAACAGTTTCTACATCAACAGCAGATCTCAGTAATGAGCCTTTTTGTTGTGATAGCATTTGTACATTGTTTGAATACTGCTGTACAAAAGCTGTAGTAATTTGATTTGACATATTTCAAATCTCCTTATGTTGTTGGTTAATTTAATCGACTTGGTTATCTCCAAGATGGAGGTCGCATCTGTAAATTTTAAGACTTCACTTTGTCTTTTTTCTTAGAGGTTTTGCATTCACAAAGTTTTCTCTTAGAATTTTTTATTGCCCAGTTATAATATTCTTCAGCTACTGGCAAAGGATCTCTTCGATCATTCTCTGGACCAAATTCAGTTGCTAATCTTAAACATTCAAGTTTAACTTCAACATCTGATAAATCTCCTTGTGGCTCAAATTTTTCACTAGCCATTAGATAACATCTCTCTTAATTTTAAAACTTCATCCACTGACTTTTGATGATTAGGATGTGTTTTAGACCAGTAAGGAGAACCTTCTTGAGTAAGATCTGTTATTTCTTTTTCAATGTCTCTTGCTGTCATATAAGAAGTGCCATCGCCTTGAATAATTGGATCTTCAGATAATTTGTCAGCCATTTCAGAAAAAGCCTTTATTACTTTTAAATTGTCAC